AATCACAACAAAAACTAAAACAACTAGAAGCTAATCAACAAGCTTCTGCTCAAATCTTTAAAAGTGTTGCTGACTTTAGTAAAACTGCACTTAGTCAGCTTCAAAAAATGGATGAAGCACGGTCTGAAGAAGAACGTCTTCAAGCTTATGAGAGAGGAATGACTGGAGATAACCCTTTACTTCCTGCTCAAATTAGGGGTGAAGCTAATCTGCAAGCCACTGAACAAGAACGCCGAGGTTTGATTGATGTTGCTGTTGCAGAAGGTAAGATTGATCAGCTAGCTGCTTCACAACTCAAGTCAATGAGTAGCGGCACACGTCTCGGTCTTGAACAATCAGCAGGCGTGTACATGTTGACTGTAGTTTACCCACGTATCTTACAAAAAGCCATTGCTGAGCGACCAGGAATGGATAGCGGACAGACCGCTGAGTTTCTTAGAACCTCGTATCGTGATTTTCTTCAAAACGAAGATAACGCTGTAAACGGTAAGCGTCTTGTTGATTTAAAACCTGAATTGCTTCGTGTCGGCAATGAATCAGTACAAAAACTACACCAAAGTATTCAAACTAAAGCAAGTGCTAGAGAGGCACGTGACCTAGCAGATCAACGCTATGATGATAATAAAACCATTCTTACCCAAAACCCTGGGCAATTTAAAGATAACATTGTTTCTTCATTTAAAACTTGGGAAAGCGATTTTGGCAGAAAAGTAGCGTTAGAAACTTATGAAAGTTTGGCTACTATGCGTAGCCCTGATGGTAAATTTTTGTTTACCATGGAGCAATTAGCACAGCCAATTATTAAAGATAAAAGTGATAAAGGTTTTGCTGAGGAATGGCCAGCTAGATTCGCAGCCATGCAAGCTGCTAGAACTAACGCTGACACGCAATTTCGGCAGTCTGAGATTTTAAGGGATAAAATGGCTTATCAAGAAGCTGTTTTAAACTATGAAAAAGAGTTTGCAGAAAACCCAACTAAAGCAACTGCTGAAGCAGGGCGGGAGATGTTTATCGAGACTTACGGTAAAGAGCCTCCTATAATTGCAAAACATTTATCTAGCTACACACTTGAAGCACAGGCAAAGGCAAAACAAATTGAAGCTATTGAGTCTATTCCTGATGGATTTATTCGTCAAGAAGATGTAGATGCTTTGTCTTATCTTGACCCTAATGCAGGACGAGCTTTAGCAGCACGTTTTGCTGCTCAAGAACGTAAGTACAAGCAGGGTATTTTTAAGGAGCAGTCTGACACATTTAAAACTACTGCAAATGGTGTAACTGATTTTGGCAGTCAAAAACCAAACACAAGTTCTAGTGTGTTTTTACAACAACAAATGCGTGCTGAATATCGTCGTAGGGTAGACCAAGCTGTTGCAGGTGGGGCTGATTTTAACACTGCTGCTAATACAATTGCTCAACAATTATCAGCTGAAGTAACTGCTGGTGCTAGAGACCCTAATAGTAAATGGTATCGTAAACCTTCTAAACCTGGTGGGGCTGCTGACTTCCCTAACTTAAACACTGGTGCTGTTTCACAAGTTGAACAAGCAAAACGTAATTACAAAGCACTTGTTGATGCTATTGCCAAAGATGGGATGGAGAAAACCCTTGACACCCCTGGAAGCATTATAACTGCAGAAGAGGGTGTAGCAATCCTTCAAAACTATGGTAAACCTGGTTTTGTAATACCTACTGATGTACTAGCTGTGGCTGGTATGGGTAACGGCACTGATCCTTTCACCATTATTAACAGACAACTACGTGCGCTTGGCTTGGTTGAAATACAACCACCTCAAATTACTAATGATGTAAACGCTGAGCTATCACCTGAACTACGTAAAGAGCTTTATGATGCTATTGCTGGTCCTCAACAAAAGCTTCGTGCATTGAGGCAAGGGTCTAGTAGAACTAGTGGTGATGTAAGTCCTTTCCGTAGTGCTGGTTCTATGCGGTCTGGTTCTCCTATGCGACGTACTGCAGGATCAAGACAAGAAAATGCTTTCATTCAAACCATTAGAACTGTCGAAGGCACTAGCGGACCTGATGGTTATAACACTGTTTATGGTGGTGCAGTTGTACCCCAACTAACTCAAATGACGTTGGGTGAATTGTATGATGCAATTAAACTTGGTGGAACAGATGCCATCCCTGCACGACTTGGTGGTGGTAAGATTCCATTTAAGAAGGACAAATACAATTCATCTGCTTCAGGTGCTTTACAGCTAATGCCTGAGACATTGCGGGGTTTAGTAGAAAATAGTGGTTATAGCTGGAATGATGTCTTTAGTCCTGAAACACAAGATCGAATGATGCTAGATCTTGCACGACAAGGTGGTGTTGATATTGAAAACATGAGCCCTGCACAAATGGAAAAGGCAGGTAATATTTGGGCAGGAGCTTCTCCCAGATATGGTCAGACTACTAGAACAGCATCTGATTCTTATAGAATTTATCAAAGCTTACTTCAACAATAAATTAAATTATGGCATACGATCCTTATGAGCAGTTCAGAGAGGATCCAGGTGAGATGGAGCTGTCTCCTGAGTTTAACGCTCAACTGCAGCTCCAACAACAAGCTGAAGAAGCAGCTGTACCTGAAGAACCTACTCCTACGGGAGGACAACCTGAACAACCTCAACCCCCTGCTCCTTCTACGGAAGAAGCTACCCCTGGTGAAACTATCACCTTTGCTAACGGTAAAACGTATGATAAAGCTGACATTGAATACCGCAATGGTATCCCTTTTGTCAAACCAGAAGCTAATGCTAAATATGGTGAAGGACAAGGAGACCCTGGTTATTTAGGGCAACCGCTTGAAGAAGCTTTACCTCAAGTTAGAGAGCGTCTTAGTGCTGTTGGTCAAGGTATTCTAGACTTTGGCGCTGATGTTCTTAACATGATACCTGGTGTCAACATACGTAAAGCAACTGAATATGAAGATGAGAGTGCTCAATCAGTAAGGCAGATTTCTGCTGTTGTGTCTCCTACTCTTATGTTAGGTGCTGCTGGTAAAGCTGCTGGTGCTGCTGCTAATACTCGTGTTGGGTGGTCTATTGGTCAAAATAAGTTTGTACAATGGTTAGGTGAACGTGGTGTTGAAGCTGCTGCTGGTACTATTGTTGGTGCTGTTAGTAGTGAATACACTGAAGATAACCTAAGTGGTACACTTAAGAAGTCATTCCCAAAAACATTTGACTTTATCCCAGATAGCATTGCAACTCTAGAAACAGATGACGCCGACATGAAGCGTCAAAAGAACATCTATGAGGATCTTGGTCTTGGTTTTGTTACTGACCTTACTATTGGTTCTGTACGTTTTATTAATGCACTATCTGGTACTAAGGGTGCTTTACGTGCATCAACTAGATTAACAGGTGAAACCGAAGAAGCACGTAGGTGGCTTACTACAAACCAACCTGACAATACTGACTTTGCTAAGGCACAACGCATTTGGGATAATGCTGAAACTGTAGACGAACAATTTAAAGCAGAAACATTACGAGACAGAATTAAATTTGCAGACCTATCTCAAGAGCAACAAGAAAGGCTTGTTAAAACTTATAGTGAAGCTAACTTGTTAACTGAATCTTCAGAAGATGCTATTGTTCGTTCTGCTATTAAGCAAGAAGAAGCATTGGATGAGGTAGGTATGTATGGTTACATGCAAAATCCTAACCTTGATCAACCGATTAAAGGTGTTCATGACTTGTATGATTACACTGAGATTGGTGTACGTACTGTAGATGACTTTGGTGTTGTTGGTGCTGCTATTGATAGTGCACGCATTGCACGTAACTTAGATACTACCTATGGTCGTATTGGTAACATGATCTCTGAGCCTGCTATGAAGTATGCTCTTAGTAATGGTGATGCTGCACAAGACATTGTACTTGGTCTTGCTAATCAACTTAAGCAAGCTGGTCGTGTTGGTATGGAAGGTAATGGTTGGAAGGTAACGTTTGATGACGTA